TCCCCATCTGGGGTGGGGTAAAACTCAGCCTGACCCGCCGTAATCGCATAATACTGAGGCCGACCAGTCGTGTTCAAGTTACGCTCACGGCGCTCCAACATCTCGCCCTGACTAATCAGCTCAAGCGAATTGGTATCATTCGACGTTACCTGATAACGCACAACCTCAAGAAAGTCTGACGGCAAGTCCTCATACTGCTCATTGATTGTTTGACTTGTTCGCGCTTCTTGACGCCAATGCCGAACCCTGCGGCTCATGTCAGCCTCAGCCAGCGTGATAAAATCCGTTATAACATTTGTTAAATCATCGCGGTTCAAAAAATCCGCAATGCTCAATTTAAGTTCTGCAAAGGTTGTAAGTGCCATTACTGTAACAATCCTGTGTTATTCAGATAATCTTCAATCATCTGCGCTTGTTCACTTGATACACCAGATTGCGCCAAAAGGCCACTTATTGGTGATGCGTTGGCTGCTGTGACGTTTGACAAGTGAGATAGTCGAGGATCAAAGCGAGCGAATTGTGTCCGAACATCTTGCGGGTTATAATTGACGCGCACATTGCTGCCTCTGCTCTCAACGCCCTTAACGCCAGTAAATCCAGCCTCTTGCAGAATTGGAGTAATATTGTTGTTCCCGAACGCATCTTTCAGACGCATTAATGTATTTTGACCCTCTGAATAACTATCAAGAAAAACCGACATGCTTGGGTTTGTTTTGCTCTGAATAAACACACTGTCGCCGCCATCGCGCAGCTCAACGTCATAGTCAGACCCTTCAAAAGCGTTCGCAATGCGTGTAATGTTTTCTTTGCCTGTTGGCACAGTCAAATCAAACTCATCTGCGCTCTTGGTCATAAGAGGCATGACATTGCCGCCTTCTGCAAAAATCAAGCTGCCATCGTCACCTTTTTCTTTTGGAACGTAGCGATCCGACCTTTCTGGATTTGTGGTCTGATAAAAACCCTTGCCCAAAACATTCTGTTTTCCACCGAGCTTTGCTGGATCAACCGTAGTGATGTCTGAACCAGTGCCATGCAGTAAGCCGCCCTCAAACCCCATCTCACGCGCACGAGCCAATCGGCTTACTTCATCCATAGGCAAATCATAATTTTCTGCAAGATACTGATTTAACTGCGTATTTTTTACGCCGTCGCCCATATCTAGCATCGCATCAGTCACTTCTGAACCTCTGCCAGACTTTAGCATATTCAATATCTGATCGCCGCGTGCGGATACATCTGACGCGACTGATAATAAGCCAGCGGATTTTGAGGCGTTGGCTGAAAGCGTTTCATCTAACAAACCAAGCTCTGCTAGATAGCTTTCCACTTTGTCCATTTCTTTCTGACTTAGCTGTTTCGGCGGCTCGTAATCTAAAAGAGGCGTGTCTCTATTTTGATTATCTAAATCGTACAACCAAACTTTTGCATTTTGGTTGCCTGCTTCTGACTGCTTTGTTAGCCTGTGGTGTCCGTCACGAACAAAAAACTCGCCATCTTTTCGTATTACCGTTGGAATACGTCCCTCACTAGATGTTGTTGTTGCAAAGTCAGGATTTACTTTGTCTTGCGTTGCAAACAATCTGCGTATGGGCAATTCTACCTCATAACCGCGAGGAACACTCAATGCCTCGTAAACTTTGCGGTTATCCTCTTTTGATAGGTTTGGTGCTTTAACATCTCTAAATGTCCAACCTGTTTCCGTTGGGGCAGTCATCTTGCCGCTGCGCAGCATGTTTGCACCAACTGCGTCAGATGGAACCTTCCCAAACAAACTTGCTAGACCCATCGCTGCCGCTGCTGCCTCAAAGCCTGCTGCATTCATATCTGCCGCAGGGATGCGCCCTTGCGCAGCCAATGTAGGATTTTCTACCCCACGCACTGTGCCTGTCACCATATCAATAATACCTTGCGGCACAGCAAGCTCTGCTTCTCCAGCACGAAAAGCATCAAACAAACTCATACCTTCTGGAACGCTTGCAGGGAAAAAGCTAGTGCGGCGGCGACCCTCTTGCGGGGCCAACAAGCCAGACAGCTTACCTGACAGGCTGTTTGCCTGATTGTACCGACGCATCAAGTTGTCTATTTGCTCAGGCGTGCGGTATTGCCTCTCTTCCTCAAGAAAGGAACGAAACTCGCGCGGTGACAGCTCAAAGACGTCCATCTAACAATCCCACGCCTTTCGTGACCAATAATTTGCGCTCAGCTTGCTACTCTTACCCTTGATGCCACCAGAGCGTGCGCAGTAGGACTTCTTACGACCTGGCTGATCTTTCTTAATGCTCATATTAGGATCGCCAAAGTTAATCTTGCGCACTTGATCGCCCTCAACCGCCAAGACTTCAAACTTCTTAGGCCCACCGCGACGAGGCTTATTGACCGCCGAAAAACCGTGGCGCTTCTTGGCTGCTGCAATCTTTTCTGCGCGTGTCTTTGGCATCAGTAATCTAAAATCCCAACTGAACGTAGATAATCAATCGTTTTCCGCTGCTCGTCAGTCTGAGCAAAAGACGGATAAGGCATGCCAACCATACCACGACTTGAATACTGTGGAGCAGGGGAAGGCGTGCCAGTTGGGCCAGAAGGCGCAACAGGCCGAGGCCCACGACGACCACCGCGCATTGTCGGGCCAGATGGCAACGGCTCAACAGCCGCACCAATCACACCAGTCGGCGCAGGCGCAGCAGGTGCCTGACTAAACGGAACAGTATCACCACCTCGATACGCCTCCATAGGCATAAACGCACGAGGCCGATCCTGACCATAAGGCGACACACCAGCAGCATTCAGCAAACCACCCGCCAAACGAGCCGTGCCAAAACCGCCCTCAAACGTCGGCCCGGCTTGATTCGAACCACCACCATTAATCATATCAATATACCAAGGAACATAATCCCCAGTGTTCTGATCGTAATAGCCATAAAAGCTATCAGGCGCATTCGCCTTCTGCATCGTCTTGAAGTCAGAAGAACCCTTCTTTGCCATCGGATTGACAGACTTGCCGCCACCCTTGCCACCTTTCGCGGCAGGCGCATCATTGTCACCACCGCCAGAATTGGCAGACGCAACAATCTTGCTAAATTCCTCGTCTTCAGGACGCAACTTCGGTCTAATAGCCATTACTTCTTACCTAACTTATGACTTTATTTTCTTTTCCCATTCATAACACTTAACTTGCATAATTGTATACGCTGGGTATTTCATCTGCAAAGATGGAACTCCATTTTGCATAAAATCAGCAATACATTCGTTCTCATCAGCATACGCAGGCCCACCGACTGCCATGCAGTAATTCTGAGCGCACAAGAGAACAAATGCAGTAAACATTACATTACTTCTTTTTCACTTTCTTCTTAGCCGTTTTAGCAGCCGCTTTAAACGCCTTGGCAGTCGGCGCACCTTTACCTCCAGCCTTGCGCATCTTTTCGCCGCTTCCCGCCGCAATACGTTTACGTTTAGCATGAATGTTCTCGTATAATCCCTTTTTCTTACCCGGCATTACTTCTTACCGTGCTTCTTACCAAGACACTTACCAGCACGTTTACACGCAGCTTTTATCGGACAACCCTTGGGTGGTGAAAAAGACTTAGACTTATAGGCCATAGTGATCTCCTTTTTCTGCACCATATCACTTTATGCTATTCCGCGCAAACCTCTCTTTAACTCACCCCGCCACGCACTCATAGGCCCAGACAGCGCCATCGCCGCGTCAGACGCCATCGTCAAGCAAACAGCATCTGCCAAGTCAGGAGAACGAAGCCCACGCTTGCGCATCTGATCCTTACCCTCAGCCGCCATCTTGCCAGACGACGTAAACGAATACCGAATACCCGTCAGATCAGCCAATAACTCATCATCCTGCGGCAACTTACACCCTCGATCCTCAAGCCAAGCCTTTGTCTTAAACCACAACTCAGTACGCAAATTATTATAAGTCTCACCCATAGACGGACTTTCAGCAACGTTCACACCACGAACAGGCGCACCCAACTCACGCAAACGATCAACAACGCCAGAACCAACACCAATGCTATCAACCAATATCTCTGACGGCCTCATGCTCGGATTCAAAGCCTCATACTCTGCCATCACACGACCAACTGTCTGCATCAAGTCCAACCCACGCCACGACTTAATTTCCGTAATAACACTCCCAACCCTCTTACAAAACGCAGTCCTGTCACTCCCAAAACGCGCAGGATCAACAGCCCAGACAGGACGACGCTCATCGTCAACCTCAATATCCCTACTCATAGCCGCATCAACCAAATGAAACGGAATAATCGTGTCATCGTCAGCAAGAGGAAACTCACCTAAAACCCGAATCCGAAACGCATTGCTCTCTTCGCCATACCGCTCACGCATCTCGTCAACGAACTCATCAGACACCAACGGACTGTCAACGCAGCTCCATCTCCGCGTCCACCAACTGCCAGACATCCTATTCTGGCTCTCATAAAACGTACCAGTCGATCGCGTCGGGTTGCTCAGCAAGATTGTCGTGGCGCTATGACCCGACATACTACCAGCAGCCGCCTCAAACACCTTCTCAGGCACACCAGAGGCTTCGTCCACTACGAGCAAAACATTGTCACTATGTACACCCGCCAACGCCTCTGGCGTCTCTGCCCTACTCGTCCTAGCAGATATAAACATCTCAGACGGCGCAGCAGACAACTCAACTCGATCGCTCTTAACAGTCAGCAAATCCTGTACAGGCTTCGGCAACTCACCAATCCACCTCTTCAACTCAGCAAACAAAGCGTCAAACAACTGACCAGACGTTGGAGCCGTCACAACAACCTTATTGGGAAACCGCATCAGCAAAAACCACAGCATCGCCCAACTCGCGCTAGTAGACTTCCCAGTACCATGACCAGACCGAATGCTGATCTTCCGCTCATTCAACGCAATCGCTTCCAAAAACTCTGCCTGATACGGCAATGGATCAGCGCCAAGCACCTCCTTAACGAACAGCACAGGGTCATCCATGTACTGTAACGTAAACTCCTCAAAAGGATTAGCTTCAGTCGTCATGCTCAATCACCTTCATCTCACGCTCACGATCCTCTGCCATCAATGCCTGGCGGTCAGAGCTGATCTTCCGCAGTGCATCCAAATGCAAATCGCCCAAGTTCAGCGTAATCTCAGCACGAGGCCCAGAACCATACCGATCCCTGTTCAACCCCGCCGCCAACATCTTCCTCGCCTGCATCTGCTCACGAACCTTCGCAATCTGTGCATTCGTCGCATCCTTAGAAATACCGTCGGCAATCTCAACATTTTCCTCCATCATAGCATCCGCTAAAATAGGCTGCGCCTTGTCCAATGCGCGAGCATAATCAGGAATACCCCGAACCGTCTCACTCAAATAATTACGACTGCACCCCCACTCCTCGGCAGCCCAAGCCCTCAACGTCATGTTCGACGCTTTCTCCATAACATACTCAGCACCACCCTTCGCCTCGATGTCTGCAAGTATCTTCTTCTTTAACTGCTTTCCTGCCAACGCTGATCCTCCATTTTTTAAAATTTTAGACGATGCTAGCAGTTCTGGCAATAGGGGTATGGGGGGGTAGACTGCCACGGCGCTGACATAACGCAGGGAGAGACGAGGTGTCGCGCAGGTGAGGAAGCGTGGCAGTCTGGGGGCATCTATAGCACAGGTGTCTGCGTTTTTCTACACACACACATGCCCCCCTGTTGCGCCGAGGTGGGGGGGGGTCTAACGCATAGCTATGCATTTGCGCAGAATATGTATTATGTTAAATTATTGCACAAATCCTTTAATATCAATGACTTACAGGCAATCAACACTGTTGGGAAGCCATGCAGTCAGCGCAAACCACAACATATAGTATGTGCCAATCATTGACCGACTGGTCAGTCTTTGAATAATGTGCTACCCGCGCGTGCGTCCGCGCCTTGCCGTCGCTATGTGTCTGGGCGCGTTAATGATGGATGCCGAATGCTTCGCTGTTCTCCAAGTATTCTTTCATAGCAAGGCTCAGAGCCACTGCCATGACCTTCTTGCAGCTACCGCCGAGGATGCGTTCATTGATCAGCCACAGCACTTCTGCAACCTCCGCGTCAATCTCATCCTCATCCATGTCTGGATCATATTCTACAACGAATGTGTTCATACTCACACGCTACAAATAAAAAAGGCCCGGCGCAATGCCGAGCCAGTTCAGTGAGGCAGAAAGTGCAGAAGGAAATGGGTGAAGCTCTGCACTATCAAGTATCCTCACTCTATTACCAAGGAATGGGATCGTCAAACAGTTTCCCTTTTATGTCCATAACTTCAGCGCCTGGGAATGATTGCTTAGCAGCCTTCTCTAACTCGCCTGCCCAGTTGTCACGAAACCAAGAGTAAGCAAGCCCGACCTCACGCAGCGTCAGCAGCTCTAACTCAGGCCGCTGCTTCTTTATCGTGCGCCACGATCTACCGTCCCTCATAACGCCGAACAGCTTACCATCTATCTGAACCTCCCACACATCTGTTGAGGCTCTCTGTACGCCAATACGTTCAGCCTCAGCATCCATCGCTTGCAAACCTCTTATCACAACCTCACATCGCTTCTTACATTCTTCTACATCGCCTGCCTCGACTGCCGCATTCATTTTAGCCACTGCACTGCCATACTTTTGCGACATCGAGACACTGACCAACTCGGGCAGTACATCAATCCCCCACTTCTCATCCATTTGGATTGCTAGCCTGTCAACTGGAGCTAGTGCGTAGTCACACATGATGGCATCCTTGGACTGACTGCCATGCAATATGCGATCCGACTTCTTTTGTCTTTTTGTCTGCTTCATCTGATTACCTTCCGATTTTCCACACCTTACTTCCACACCTCACTTCAACCTGATCCACCACCCCACCACACCTTGCATATATATATGCAGGTGGTGTGGAAGGGTATTTTGTGGCTTTTCTTCCACACCTTCC